TGAGCTTCTATAGTTTGTGCTAAGAAAAAACCACTTTGATAATCATGGTTACTTGGATTAAAAACCATTTCAACATCTGCTACTTGCATAAGCATTTCTATAACATCTACGTAAAGTTGTTTAGCTGTTAAGAAATTATCATACCATGTACCATCCTGTTCTACCTGTGTACCTTTTGTAGTTTTGTTAGGTGTATCTGTGTGTAGTATATCGTTACCAGCTACGAAGATAATCTTATCAATGTTAAACCCGTTAGACTTATCTAGTAAACCTCTTACACCTTCTAATACTCTCTTAACTGCAATGTTTTGGTTATAGTCTGTACCTGTTTCGTAAGCAGTACATAACTTACCTATATGTATATCTGCTGGGTCAACTATAAGTAAGTGAGCATCTTTACTTTTCTTGCGTTTAATCTTTGGGTACTTAGGCGCATAGCTTTTAATATCTGCTATTATGTTCTTTGTCATAGACTCAAACGCTGTAGACTCTCCTGTTTTAAAACTTGGATTCTTAGCGAATAAAGAACTTTCTTTAGACTTAAACCAGCCATGCTTCACACTTTGAGGGTCTAAACCTTGCTCACTAGCTTCGTTAAAGAATCTCCTGTAATTGTTAACTATCTCTAGCTCGTCTGCTTTTAGTCTAGGTCTTGCTGCAGTTTCACAGATTAACTGCCTCTTCTCATTACTGTTTTTCATAAAATATATTTATTAATTTCTCCAAATATATTAAAACAATTTAATAAACCTAGTTAAAAACCCAATTAAAACACCTATAAGAATAAATACATACCATTTACTCCCCTTGTTTTCCTGTCTTGTTTGTACGTTTTTAGTACGTTTGTTAAGTCTTGCTAAAAGCTTATCTAACTTCAAACTATTTTTTTCTATTAGCTTGTTTTCTTTGTATTTAAGTCTTTTATCCTGTCTAGTTTCTGGAGCTGTTAAGTATTTATACTCAAATTCTACTACTGTATCTGTTACTTTCTCAAACACTTTGTATCTGATAGTATCGTTTACAATATAAGGTATAGAATCTAAGGTTGTAATTTGTACAGTATCTCTCACTACTTGCGTATTAAGTATAGTAGGCTCTTTCTTAATAGCTTTATTTAAGTGGTAAGTACTTGAACAACTAGTTAAAACTAGAAGTAACGGTATTAATTTATACATTGTATTTATGTTTTAAACTTTGTAACTTGGACACGCTTTGCTTGAAAACTCATTATGCCCGTGAACTGTAAGTCCTTTGTGAATATTCTTAAAAAGAGATACTAATAGATTAATGCTTTCTTTCTGTGCATCTGTTCTAGTATCTTTAGGAGTCTTACCATCTTTCTCTACTCCACCGATATAACAAATACCAATACTACCTGTATTTTGCCCTCTTACATGACTTCCTATCTTGTTTAAATCTCTACCGTATTCTATAGTACCATCAATAAGAATAACAAAATGATAGCCTATGCCATTCCAACCTCTAGCTCTATGCCATCTATCTATTACTTTAGCATTTATGTTATCTTGCCCTTCTCTAGTAGCAGAGCAATGTATAATAACTTTGTCTATGTTTCTCATCTTATTTATTTTTAATCTTTTGCCAAGCTGTAATACCTAATACACCAACTACAAACGATAACAACTCTGCTATAACCAAAACTACGTTATCTTTGTTTGTAAATCCAACTACTGCATAAGTCGCTAAACATAAAACAGTATACAAAGCTAAAAACCTTTTTGAACTCTCTTTGGAATTACTCTCTATAAGAGCTTTTAAATATTGAACTATCTTAGACATTAAGAATTAGTTTTAAAGTTAACACAGGTGCTAAAATGTACCTTAATAGCGACTACGTCTTTCTGTATAACTTCTAATAAGTGTAGAAATCTTTCTTCGTTCTTTTCAGCTTCTCTTTTAGCTTCAACTATTTCACGTTGTAAAGTAGCTATTTTCTCATCTTGGCGCACTATCAAACTATTCATTTTGAAGTGAAGTCCTAAGACAGTAATAATGACAGGAAAGACTGCTAGTAATAAGTCGGTTATATTTAGATACATTTGCAAAATAGTTATAATTCTATTGTAGCTGTATAGCCTAGTTCTTCAAAGGCTATTTTTGCGTAACTGTGTGCTGTTTCAACACTTTGCTTTTCAGTATCTAGTACTTCTACTTTTATATTACCCTGTGGTACGTCTGTAAAAACTCTACCACCTTCTTTAAAAGCTAGTTTACTTGCGTATGTAGACATACTAATTTCTAACGTTACACCATCTGCTCTAGAAGATGTTTCTAATCTAACATAAACACTAGGTAAAGTTACATTTGTACCCTTTATTAGTATTGCTTTATTCTCTGTACTTGTTACAACTAAACCCATTATTTTTTTATTTTTATTATTAAGATACTATTGCTCTATCTTGTACTCTTCTCCAATTTGTTCCATCTGAGAAAGCTTGTGTGTATCCTCCTGTTTCATCTGATACCATAATCATTCCAGCTTGATATGTAGATGCTGTTGGTAAAGTAGCTACTGTATACTCTCCTACAACAACTACACCTTGTAAGTGTGTACTAACTGTTGAACTGTTACCTATTGTAGTTGTATTTGAGCCGTTACCTACAGTTGAATCACCTATAACAATCTGATTAGTTTGACTATTCGCTAAAGGGAAAGCGTCCTGCCCTATAAATATACTAGTACTACAAGTAGTGTTATTTGTTACACCACCAGAGATATAACGCCCAGCAGCAGACCCTACAGCTACATTACCACCTCCAGCCGAAACTGAAAATAATGTAGTATGTCCTATAGCTACATTATTATCTCCTGTATTTATACCATTCAAAGCGTAACTACCTAGTCCCACATTCTTTATACCTGTTGTTAGTGAGGTTAACGAGTTAAACCCTACACCTGTATTATTTATTCCTGTTGTAGTAGTTTTAAATACCTCTTCTCCAAAACCAGTGTTTGATGATTTACCACCTCTACCATTAGAAAAAACTTGACCATCCCCTAATACCGAGAATATATCTTGTGTGTCTACAGAGTTTCTAACATTTAAAGCTACATCTGTAGATAAAGCGCCGTCTGCGTGTATATCTACTTTAGCTAAAGGAAGTACTGTTCCTACTCCTACTCTATCTGTTGATGCATCAGCAAATAATAGGTTTGCATCTGTATCTCCCTCTACTCTGAAATCAAAACTACCACCAGCCTCATTAATTATAGTTTCTGTTGGTTTTACACTTACCCTCTCCATAGCATTCTCAAACAGAGTTAAACCTGTGCTTCTTACGTCTACAGCAGTATTCCCAAAAGATAAGCCTGCTACTGATGTAGTTAAGCCTATATTAGCTTGCAATAATGCAGCACCATCAGTAGATAAAATTAGATTATTACTATTTGTATTATGTATTCTAGCTCCTGTTAAAGTTAAATCTGCTGTAGCGAAGTTATCTACACTTCCAAGCTCACTTACTGCTACTTGCTTTGTAACACCAGTTTGAACTATAACAGCTAACTCAGTCCCAGCTAGGGGAGTAGTTGCTGCTGCTAAGTCACTTATTTTTGAATCTGCCATTATTTCTTAGTACTTAAAAACGTTAGTAATTTGATTACGTTAACTTGTTTTGGTTTGTATGTTTTCTTCATTACAACTCTAAGTTTTTGTAATCTAGTCTATCTCTATCAATATTGTTATCTAGCATCCAACCGTTAAAAACAGTATTTCTATCTGGAATAACATCTGCTCCACTATTAGAAGAATACTCTGGAAAATCTGCTGTGTTATTACAAAGGTAGTCTACTAATCTAGTTGCGTAATGCTCTGCAATGTCTCTCTCTTTCTCAATTAGAAAGTCTATCTCTAGCTTCTCTGCATTTTGGCTATTCTCTGAATTGTGCTTATAGATACCTTTGTTAGATATTGAGTAAGCTGCAAATGGTAAGTATTCTACCATAGAATAATGTATAAGAGTCTGCTTAATATAGTCAGTATTTAAAGCTAAGTATACACCACTCAAAGTAGCGTTAGTTATCTCTAGTTGTATCTTCTCTAAAAGGTCACTTCCTAAGAGGTTTTGGAGATGAATATCCTGTGCTATAGAAACAAATTGTATAAACTTATCTATATCTACACCACCATTCATAGCAGTATATTTAGGTATATCTTGTGTTGTTATTAATAGTGCTTTTGCCATTATCTTGCGTCTTGTGGTCTGTTAGTATTATTAGGAGAAAAGCCTTTGTACTTCATATCGTTAGGCTTCATTGCAACCTCTTTAGAGTTTACAGGATTGTAACCAAACTTTCTAGCTTTACCTGTGCTTATTGTATTAGCGTTAGGACTCTTTACATCTACAGTTCTAGAAGTACTTACAAAAGTTAACCTTTGCCACTTATGATGACATCTTGCACCACCTTTGAACTTGAATATATCGTAAGTATCTGCACCCTTCTCTCCAAATCCAGCATTTACTATACTTGCACTCATTTGAGCTAAATCTTCTTTTCTGTAAATCTTATCTGTTCTCATCATTGCACGGCAAAAGTCTCTTTCTGGATTTGCATTGCCTACGTACTTATAACGTACCTTAAAAAAGAAACCATCTACTTCTTTATCTTGTGAGCTTTTAGAGTTACCTCTAGCAGTTCCTGTAGATACAAAGTTAAGTATCTTAGATAGTGTTGTAGGCTTCTCTTTAGCTTCTACTTCCCACTCTTTAACTTGGCTATCTAATTCAGTTTCGCTATCATAGTCAACTTCTCTACTGTCTATTAGCTCCCACTCATCACTCTCACTTTCTCCATACTGTGAAATAACTTTATCAATGTCACTAGATAGACTTAATTTAGCTTCTTCTTTCTCTTGCATCTTCTCCTCTATAGAATCTAGTAAGTTAAGACGTTTGAAGTATAACTTAAGACTAGCTCCATTGAACGCTAAGAACTCTCCTAACGCTTCTAATATAGCTTCTTGGAATGGTACTATAGATTGATTATAAAAGACCTTTGTAGCCATCTCTATTTCATCTGCATTAGAACTAAAACCACTATTCTCTGTAGTTATTCCTACAATCATTGGAGAAACAACACCATGAGCGTTAAGTAACTTACCTTGTGCTTCTGTAGCTAAATAGGAATAATGCTCTGGTGCATCTGTTAAAGCTATGTCATCTATAGTAGTTGCCATTTCTTTATTCTCATTAAAGGCTATAATAACCTTATCTCCTTTAGCGCCTTGTAAACGTTGTCTTACACTCTTCTCTATAATTTGCCTAGTTTCTGGAGTACCTACACCGTTATTGAAGTTTATAACCTTTTGACCACTAAAAGACTGCTGTACATCAGTTACTAAAAAGTCTGCTATCTCTTCTTCTAATATTGCATACTTAATAGCACCTAGATAATCTGGCTCTGAATAGTATTTCATATCTACACTATCAAACTTTAAGCAGAAAATCTCTATGTTATCTTTAGAAGTACCGTAAGCTGAATATCTTACAGGCTCGTTTCTTCTAATGTCACTCCAATCGTTAGAGAAGTAAAAAGAATCAATCTCTCCTTTATCGTTACACTTACCAACTCTTACTAAATTAGTATTTATGTAATCTACTTTAAGAATCTTAGTATGATTTTTATTATAAGATACTTGAAAATATCCAGCACCTAACATCTTAAAATTCTTAGCTATACCTCTTAATGCTTTAGGAGTAATAAGAGTTCTTAGCATTGCGTATTCGTTAGGCTTCTTGCTAGAATCAAAAGCATCTAAACCTCTACCATAAATCAAACGTGAGATATTGTTAATTACGGAATTGTTGGTGCAAGATTGCTTGTATCTACCTATCAAAAAATCATAGTAATCATTCTTATCTCCGTAAGAAACCCATTCATCACGTGTATTCTCTACTACTTGTGGAGCTTCGTACTGTGCTAGGTTAATTATACTTATATTGCTATTGTCTTTTTTTGCCATTATACTATTATAAAGTCATTATTACTCGTAGTTTCTGTGTACTCTTGTTTGTTTATTGTGTAACTAGATACTGTTTGATTAGTACAAAAGATTCTATCTTTGTAAACTACGTCTGTACCATTAAATACTGTAAGAGTATAGAACTGATTTTCTATAAGAGTTACTATCTTATCAAAAGTTAAGTACCTCCCAGACTGTGTAGAAGTAATAGCGTAAGTTGTTACACCCTCTACACCTGTAATCTCTATTGAATCTGCTACATACTCTCTAGGTATTACGTTAAAGGTCTGTGCTAGTTCGGAATTTCTTAGTATTATCATTTAATTAAATAACTAATAATTGTTATATTTGTTATATTATGTTATATTTACAAAAAACATTTTTTTATGAAAACAATATTAGCAGACTTAAAATACTCTATTTGTGAAATAGAAAGAAATACTAAATCTATAGAAGATACTAAAATACAAATGGTTGAATGGATAGGTAAACCAATTTACAAAGGTTGTGAAGAATCAATATATAAATGGAAAAAAGAAAATATAGAACACTATAAAAACATAGATTACTTTTACAATGAACTAAAAAAACTCCGTAACAATTAAGCTACGGAGTTTTAATATGTTTACCTAGTTGCTAACGCATAGCTTTAAACTTCTTAGCTAAAGTATTAAATTCGTTAATATCCTTTCTTAAATCTTCTTCTTCTTTTTGAAATTTAACTAAAGCATCAATAGCAGCTTTCATTGCTTTAGGTTGTGGAATTTTAACTCCTAAATCTTTCTCAGCTTGTTCTATTTTCTTTTTATCACTAGCGTACTGCTGCTCCATTTTTTGTAAAGACTTACTAAAGTCATTGAAAGAATTAATCTTACTTGGTATTTCTGCCGTTAATTTAGATATAGCTTTCTGTAATTCTCTTATAGGTGTAAAAGCAGAATTTAATTCCTTATCTGTATTCACTCTCAATGTAGCAGTTTTACTTGCTAAACCTCTTAACTCATCTCCTATTGCAAACTCTACTACTTCACTCTTTAACTCTACTTCAACCTTACGATTTTGAAGAGCTTTTAATATTGCACTCATTCTTTTAGTATTAAAATAAACCCTTACCGACTTAAGCAAGGGTTTATAAAGTTATTATTACGCTACTACTGTAAGACCTACTGTAAGTAATGCTGCTTCGTTAGCTGCATCAATAAAGTTAGCTGGAATCTTCTCCATAGCTTGGAAAGTCAAAGTGTAACCACTTAAATCAGCCATGCTTGCTCCACTTGTGATAGCAACTGTCTGAATTTCAGCACCATGCTCTAATCCCATAAGGAAAAAAGAACCGTTGTAATCTTCAACGACTACTCTTGGTCTACCGTAAGAAAGTAGCTTAATCTCATTGTGAGTAGCTATGTCTTGCTTCTTAAGAATAACAGAAAGATTCTGCTCTACATAAGTAGTTCCGTTTTCTCTTGAACTTGTAATGTTTTGGTCAAAAGTGTTAGTACCTTTAAGCTCGTACTTGTAAGCGTTTATTGTAGCACCACCAACGATAGTTGCTATTAAATCTGTTTCTGCTCCGTCATAAGTATACGATGTAATGTCTGCATAATTAACGATGAATAGATTTTTCAACCCACCGACTGCATCTTTACAAGGCTCTATACGACCTAAACTTAAATCACATGCCATATTTTCTATATTTTATTTTGTTTATAAAAAAAGGGTAGTAGCAAAACCACTACCCTCTATAATTCTATTTGTTAGTATTATACTGTAGTTGACAAGTACCAAACAATCTCTGTAGGATTGATATACTGTACACCACCTGTATAAACCATCTTGTAACGAACGTTTCCAGACAAATCTGACTCATCCATATCCTTAATACGAATCTCGTTATGGTCAGCTAAAAGACCTGTTCCAAAGTAAAGATTCTTAACTTCGTATACTACGAAAGTATTATCTGGTAAAGCATCTACTACTGTAATCTTAGTAGACCCATAAGCCAAGTTCATTTCAGCACCACCCATTCCGTTAGAAATACCAGCAGAGATAAGAGCTTGCTCATAAGCTAAAGCTACGTTAGAAGATACTAAAAATACTGTGTTCTTCTTTCTTCTCAAAGATACAGGAACTGCTTCTAATACTTTCTCGATTTCAGTCTGAACATTAGCTTTAGTAATTGCTCCAGCTAAAGTAGTAATACCGTTGTTTGCTTTGATAACTCCAGCATCTGCATCAAAAAGCTCAATGAATCCACCAATACGACCTGTAGTAGCAGCAACACCTTGCCATAAATCCAAATCAGTTGCTTGTGCAGTATCCATAAGAATCTCATTCAATAAAGCTGCTTCAACATCTTTAGGCATGTTATCATTGTGTGCAGAAAAACCCATAGAAGCAGAGCTCCAAATCTGGCGTAAATCTTCTTTACAAATCTCTTGTGCATTCATAATCTTTTTAGGAGTCAATAAAACTTCTGAAAGAGTTACTGCACCTGTTGGAGTAAATCCACAAGCATAATCTACACGACCATTAGTGTAAGATATTTTTCTCAAAGACATTTGAAAGTCGATATCTGGAAGAACTGTTACTAAGTTCTCCTTAATTGTTTGAGCTTCTTTAAAAGCTGCTCCTGTAATCTCTCCAGCTACACCACCTACGTAGTTAGAGTTTACTGTCATTGTTGTTGCCATTGTAATTTAATTAATTGTTTATATTATTTTCTATTGTTTAAGAAAGCTACCAATCCTTTAGGCGCTTCACTCATATTTACTTGCTCTGGGTTGTGTACGATAGTTTCTGCTACCTCTTCAACCTCTTCTACTTTTGATAGCTCTGTTCTAAGTGCTTCAATCTTCTCATCAATAACTTTAGAAATAGCTTCTAAGTTTTCTGCTGAAAAATGCGACTCTTTAGTTACTGCTTCGATAATCTTCTTAGGTACTGCAGTTTCTGTAGAACTATCACTAGCTGCTACTTCTTCTTCAACTACTGCTTCTTCTTCAACTTCTTCTACCTTTTCTCCGATAGAGTCAATTATACCTTCTTCAACTACCTTAAGTACCATACCATCTTCTAGGTTGTACTCTCCTTCTGGAAGTGCTATAAGTTGCTCATCTTCTGTTTTGATATTAACAGACTGTCCAGCCTCAAAAGAATCTGCTTCTAGTACTGTTACACCATCCTCTAACTTCATAGAAGCTAACTTTAATTCCATACCTAGAGCCAATTTAATTGCTTCTAGAGTTTTACTTGCTTTATTCATGTTATTGTATTTTAGTTAATTGACTTTATTTACTTTTGTTTGTACTATTTTTATCTTTCTTCGACTATCCATTGTGAAGCATTTTCTACTGTTACGTTACCTGTACCATCTGTGTTAATCACTTGCCAAATAAGTATATCGTTTTGATTCATTCTAACATTGAAAGTACCTGTAAAATAAGAAACATCTCTGCCACCTTGTAAGTTGTTTATTACTCTAGTTTGTGTATACTCAATAGTAACATTTGCTAAAGTATCTATCTTTATCATGTCTACTGCTATTACATCTCCACTACTACCCTCAATAACAAAATCAAATGTTACTCTAAAGTCTTTAGGGTCTGTACCTATATGTCTTAATTCGTTAGAGGCTGGAGAGTCGAAGTGTTGTAAGTCAGAAGCAGTCCAAGTACCAGCCATATCTACACCTATACCAGCAGTTGAGATAGTTGATACAGCTTGTGAGGTTACTGATAAAGTACCACCTACAAAAGTATTGTCCATACCTATGTTATTGTCCCAATCACAGCA